TAGGTAAAGGATTTATAAATAGAGGAATCACAGGAAGTATCTATGATATTTATTTCTTATCTGCTTATCAAGGTATGGGTCTTTCTAACAGTAGAGGTATGTATGGAAGTAGAGTAAAAGGTTATAATCCGAATTATTTAAGACAAACTTATTATGATAGTAAAATAGCACTTGACTCAACTTTAAATAAAGGTACTTATAAATCAAGGGTTGATGTAGAAAATAGAAAAGTTTATATGTATAGTAATACAAGTGCTAAAGCCAATATTGTATGGGCAAAAAGAAGTAACGATTTTGACGATGTTAGATTTCAGTTTAAATGGGATGTTATAGAATTGTGCAGAGCTTATTATATGTTACATTTAGCTGATACAGCTTCTTTAGTAGAAGATTCAACTTCTGAAGTTACAATAGATTCAGCAACACTGACCGATAAAGCAGAAAAGATATTTGAAAAAATAGAAGAAAAGTGGAAAGAACATCCTGTAGGTTTACCAATAGTATTCAGACAATAATATACAAATTAAAATACTATTTTTTTTTAAAAAAATGTTGTTTTGACTTGACTTTTTCATATAATTTATATATATTATATATGAAATTAAAAATTTAATTAGGATAAATTAAAATGGAACAAAAAATAAAAGATGTAATCACAGATAAAGAATTAATAGACACATTAAACTGGTTAGGTGAAATTAAATCTATTCTCAGAATACATAGATATATAATTATTGAAATACAAAAAAGTGATGGTAATATACAATATTCAACTTTTGTTGATAATAAAAATTGTGGGCATTCTTATAATTCTATTGATTCAGCATTAGCTGGTTGTATTGCTTATGCTTATGAAGGAGTTAATCATCGTGCAGATTATTATTTTATGAAAATGATTAAAAGTTAAAATATTAAAAAGGAGAAATTAAAAAATGAAAAAATATAAAATTTTAAAAGATGAAAAACTTGAATTTTATGGAAGAACTCTTTTTAGAATTCAAGCTTTAAAAGATTTTTCTGATGTTAAAAAAGGTGAAAAAGGTGGTTGGGTGGAATCTGAAAAATGTCTCTCTCAAGATGGAAATTGTTGGATTTATGATGAAGGAAAAGTTTATAATAATGGACAAATTTTTGACAATGTACAATTTTTTGGTGATGGAAAAGTTCTTAACAATGGATAATTTTGTTAAAGAAGTTTGAAATATATTAAAGGAGGATATTGCTATGAGGTAAGTTCTACTATAATAATAAAAAATTATATAATATTAAAAGAAAACCACTTATTTTAAATTAAGTGGTTTTTTATTTATTACTAATAAATAATATGATCAATCCTTTTAAAAATTCAGATTTAAAAGATTTACAAGAATCTATTTGTTTTATATTTAACAAAATTTTTGGTAAATATATTAAAAAAATAAGAAGTCTTTTCTCAATTCTTAAACAAAAAGGAAAAAAGAAATATACTGTTAGAATTATACCTCATAACGGTAATAAGATTTCAACTTATATTACTTCTTTATTTACTATTATAACTTCTATCTCAATAATAATACTTATTGTTTTAATAACTTCTATTACTATTGTAAAAAGTACCCATTCTATAAAACAAATATCAAAGTTAAAAGTTCAAAAAAATAATTCAAAATTATATACTGAATTATATAATAATGAAATAATTAAGTTTCAGACTACTTTTTTAAAATTGAAAAGATATGTAAATAAACTTTATTCAATTACTATTAAAAATGATAAAAATTCTTTATGGGATAATGAAGTAAAACCCATACTTGATAATGGTTATAAAATTCCTAACTTAGAAGCTATAAATATAAGAAGAATAAGAAATAATTTAAAAATAGTAAATAATAATATATTTGAAATATCTTCTTTTTTACAAAGAAAAAAGAGTCTTCTGAATAGAATACCTTCAATTTTACCTGTAAGTAATTATAAAATAATTGAAAAAAATGAAGGAATTGATATAATATCAAAACCTAATGAAGAAATTAAATCTACAAGTAGCGGTATAGTCGAAAAAATTGATGAAGATGTATATTATGGAATAAGAATTTGTATAAAACATAATATTTTCATAAGAACTTATTATAATAATATAAAAAAAATTTTAGTTAAAGAAAAACAAAAAGTTTCAAAAAATCAACTTATAGGATATACAGATAGTATGAATATGTTATCTAATGTGAATTTATTTTATCAATTAAAAATTGGAAATAAATTTATAAATCCTTTACCTTTCATTAAGAAATAAATTATGAAAAAATGTAGAATATGTAATACATTTGAAAATCTTCAAACTAGAAAATCTAGGGGAAAAATTGAAATTTGGAATTTATGTAAAATATGTTATGGGAATTCCAGAAAAAAATCATGGAGAAAAAAATCTGAAATAGAAAAACAAAAAATTAAAAATAAAATAAGTAAAGAAACTAAAAAAGCAATGCAAAATATATCAAAAGAAAAAAGAAAAGAGATGGTTAGAAAATATAAAGAATCTTGGAATAAATATTCACAAGTAGAATTAGAATTAATATTTAAAAAAAGAGGTGAAGCAATATCTAATTCATCAAAAAATAAAGAAAGAAAAAAGAAAATTGGTGACTATTGGAAAAATGTAGATAAAAAAATTATTGAAGATAGATATAATAAGTATAAAAAAACATTAGATAATTTAACTGACAAAGAAAAAGAAAAAAGAAAAGAAAAAAAAAGTAAAATTACAAAAAAATTATGGAAAGAAAATAAAGAAGAAAGAAAAAAGAAATGTAAAGAAACATGGGATAAAAAATCTGAATCAGAAAAACAAAAAATTAATAAAAATAAGTATAAAAAAATATCAATAGGTTTACAAATATTTTGGAAAAATTTATCTACTATTGAAAAAGAAGAATATTTAAAAAAAATTTTAATAAAAAAAAGAAATACAGCTAAAAATAAAACTCAAGATGAAAAAGAAAAAATTTATAAAAATAGACAAAAGGGTTATAAAAAAGGTATTCAAACAAAAAAAGCAAAGGGTAATTTAAAAATATCTAAAATAGAAAAATATTGTTTTGAATATATAAAAGAAAATATTGATTCAAAAGTTTTTCATCAAAAAGAATATTTAGGATGGCATATAGATTTTTATTTACCAAAATATGATATATTTATTCAATTTGATGGAGAATATTGGCATGGTCATTTAAATACAATTGAAGAATTAAAAAAAACTAAACAAGGTTTAACAATACTAGAAACTAAAAAAAGAGATATTAAACAAAATAAATTAATTAAAAATTTAATTCGTATAACAGACAGAGAATTTAAAAAAAATAAATTAATTTTATATTTAAGACTTTTATCTAAATTCAATCTTTTAAATAATAATAATTAACCCTATTTTTTATTCTTTAATTACTAATAAATAGATGAAATTTTTTTAAATAATATTTTATATATTTGAGGTAATTTTATGAGTTATCGGGCCAATCTCATAGAAAGGGATTTTTCCGGCTTTATTCAAAGTCAAGGACAAGAAATAGGGGGAATGGTTATTATTTCTGCAAGAGGAAGAGGTGATAAACCAATATTAAACCAAAGTGACACTGAAATTTTAAGAAATTATGGTAATCCTAGTGCAGAATATCCGTCTATTTTTGAATCAGTTGCTTATTGTAGAAAAGCTCCTTGTTATATAGTAAGTGCTATTGGAGATAATGCACTATACGGCGGTGTTTATGTAACAGAAGATGCTGTTACTGAGTTTAATTCAGGTGTTGCTGATCCTGATACTTATGATTTTGATCATCCTTCTGGTGTAGTAAATAATGATATTTCACATGTATTTTTTGCAAGTTCACAATGGGATTCTACATGGAGAGTAAATATCACATCTCAAGGTGGTTATAAATTTAAAGTAGTTCTTTATGATAGACAAAATAATAATGATGTCTATATAACAGAGTATGACTATTCGTTAATAAGAGAAAAGAATAACTTTGGTAAATCATTATATTATGAAGATGTATTTGATGAAAATGATTATTTAATAATTAAAGTTAATTCAAATACTACTGCTACAACTTATAATTTATCTGGTTCTGCAACATATCAATTAAAATCTGGTTCAAGGGGTGATACCCCAACGTCAGCTCAAATAACAACAGCTTGGACTAAATTTCAATCAACGAATAAATATCCACTTCATAATATCATGGATGTTTTAGGAGATCATGCAGGTGATGTAAAAACATTAAAAGAAACTTACCATCCTTACGCACATTGCTTATCAATTATACCTATTGGAAATTCTGTTTCTCAAGCAGTAGCTTATAGAAGTAGTTTATCAATAGATTCAGATGCAGTTTCTCTATATTGGAACTGGACTAAAATAGTTGATCCATATAATAACTCAATGGCATGGATTTCATGTTTGGGTTCAGTAGGACAAAAATATGCTTTAATGCAGGATGTTTTTGATGGTTTATCACCAGCAGGTACAGATGAAAATAAACACGGGGGACAACTTAGTGACTGGAGACCAGTAGATACTGAATATGATCCTTCTGATTCTGATTTACAAACTTTAGATGAAGCCCAAATTAATCCAATTATATTTGATGAAATTGATGGATTAAAAGTTTATGGTGATAAAACATTACAGGTTTCATTGAGTGACACGTCTTACGTAGGTACAAGAAGACTATACAATTTAATAATTAAGAATGTTACAAGACAAGTATTAAAAAAACAAGAATTTAAAAATAATGATACATATCATAGATTTAAAGCTAAATCAATGGTTGATGATTTCTTAGTACCTATACTTGGTGGTGAATATCTTAGAGAAGCATATGTAAAATGTGACGAAGAAAATAATGGTGATGAAGTATTAGAACAAAGAAAATTTATTTTAGATATTTATGTTAAAGCTACTACTAATTCTCAATTTGTAGTTTTGAGACTTACAAAAGTTTCACAAACTATGGTATTAGCTGAAATGATAACTACATAATTAGAGGTTAAAAAAGATGGTAGATACAGTCCTTCAATTAGGAGATGATCAATTACAAAATCAATTTGCATTAGTTTTTCCTGGAGGTATTCCTGGTGGTGGAAATGCAGAATTGATTTCATTAAGACTAGATGGTGGTTTTGATGCACCTGCTGAAGATATATATAGTTATGATATAGATTTTAGAGGTTCTAAAGTTACAAAAACAGGTAAAAAAGAAGAAACAGATAAAACTCTTACAGCAACTATTAGATTAGATGGTCAGTGGGTTGTTTGGGATGATCTATATAGATGGAAAAATTTAGTTTATGATCCAAAAACTAATATTGCATTACCAGATTTAAATACTAGAACTACAATAGCTATACAATGTTTTGATGCATCGGGTAATGTTGCTAAAACTTTAACATGGAGACAATCAAAAATTAAATCTCTGAAACCACCTACGCTAGATCAAAAAACAGGTGATCCGGCTACTGTAGAAGTTACGTTTATTTATGGTGTATTTGAAGGTTAAATATTTTTCATATACTTTTCTCCCAAATATAAAACCCTACTGATATATTTTTTTGGTAGGGTTTTTTAATTTTTACTAATAAATATATATATAAAAAAACGATGACAATAGAAAATACAATAAAAGACATAGCGGATTCAACAATAGGAAATCTAAATAAAGCTACAAGATATTTATTAGATTTGTTTGATCCACAAAATAGAAATCTTTTCGAAATTATTTTATATCCTAAAGTTTTTTCTGCTGAAACATTAGCAAATTCTTTAACCGTTGCAACTGATACTGTAGTTGCTAGACTACATATACAAACTATAACAATACCTTTTTTAAGTTTAGAATACGCTAATTATAATGAAATGAAAGGTGTACAAACATTAATTTATCCTGAAACAGTTTCTATAACTTTTATTGAAACAGAATTAGGTGTTGTTAGAAATTATTTAAATAATTGGGTTAAAGAAATATTTTTTCCATCTATAACATTAACAGCTCAAGAATCTTATGTGTTTATGGATAACCAAGAAGCTTCTAAAAAAAATGCTCTTATTGTTCCTTTAATGGGAATTGGTATACCTAATCCAGGGGGTTTTATAAAATTAACAGGATTAAAATTTAAATCAATAGATGATTTAACTTTTGGTCATGGTGAAGGTGACCCAATGATAATAACAGCAACATTTTCAGTTGAAAATGTTTGGTGGAAAACATTAATTTAATATATTTGTTGGAGAAAAGAAAAATGTCAGAATTTTTAAATCCAGATGAAGTAAAAAAAAGAAAAAGAATTATTGTAGATAATTCAGAAGAAATAGAAAATTTAGAAGAAGAAAAAGAATCTAAAAATAAATATTATAACAGAGGTGGACAAGCTTGTATAAAATTTGAAACTAATGGTAGATTTAATACAGATTCTTTTATGTATTTTAAAGATTATACGGTTGAAGATGTAAGTAATTTATCATTATCAAAACCTGAAGATTTACTTGAAAGTTTAGTTACTATGTTATCTAATGCAAGAAATGAAGATTCTACTTGTGAAATTGAAAATATGTTGACAGAAGAACTTCTTGAAGTACTTTTTGGTATAACAATGGAATTTAGTAATGTTATACATTTACACCCCTGGATATGTGAATGTCAATTAGATTTACCACAAAAACAACAACAAGTAAATGAAGCTGAAATTGATTTAAGAACTTTAAAATATATATCAATTGAAGAAGCTGATGAAAAAATGAAAAAACATTTTAAAGAAGAAGTTTTAGATAATATGACTGAAAGTGAATTTAGAGAATATGTAAAAGAACTTTTTGAAAATAATCCTCTTATTGATACTGATGTTTTTACTAAAGAAGATTTGATAAAAAAAATAAAAGTAAAAGAACCAATAGATGTGAAAGCTCTTGATGGTAATATTTATTCATTTAATTTTATAAGAGTGAAAGATTTAATAAACGCACAAAAGATAGCTGAAAAAGAATTTTCACCAAAACTTAAAGTAATAAAAAATAGAAGACATAATAATATAAATGTAGCTGAATTTAAAGTTCAACAAGAAAAAGATATTGAAAAAGTAAAAGAAAATGAAGCAAGAGCTATTATACTATACGCTAAGGCTTTATCAATGGTAGAAATGAATGGGAAAAAATTAGATGAAAATGAAAGAATAGCAAATTATAGAATTTTACCAAGAAGTGTTTTAATTGATTTGTCTAAATTTATGGAAAAAATACAATTTGGAATCCACGATGAAAGGGAGTTTACATGTAAAATATGTGGTGAAACTTCCAGGAGGTTACTTCAACAAGAATTTACTCCTTATGAATTCTTACCTATTGACTCTAATACCAAGAGAGAACAAGGAAAGCATGGAAGACTTAAAGTTCACTTTAGAATTTAAATTAAATCAAAATAGAGAAAGTATTTTGAAATCACCTTTTTGGGAGGCAAAAAAAAGATATAAACAATTACTTGAATATTATAAAGAAAAAGCAAAAGCAATGGATAATGAAATGAAAAACGTAAAAAGACCAAGTACAGGAGAAATGATAGGTACTACTAGAATGCCTTCTATTCCTAAAATAGGATAATATAATGGCTAATAGAGAAGTAATACCTATAAATACACCTTCACCACAAGAAGAATCTTTGTCAAATATTGATGAGACCACACATACAATTAGTCAAGACACAGAAGTTATAGTTACAGCTATGCTACTTGGTAAATCAGTAGCACAAAAAAAATTAGCAGACCAACAAAGACAAAATCAACAATTACTAGATGTTTTAACTCCTCAAGAAGAAGTAAACAAACAAGCCAAAAAAAACTTATCAATTAAAGATAGACTTTTAAAAGTATATGATAAATATATTGTTAAAGGCCAGTTTTTCAAAAAAATGTATAATTGGATGAAAGACATGGTTAAAAAATTAACAGCATTAGCCGGTAATTGGTTATTTAAAATTTTAGGTTTTTTATTGTTAATGGCTGTAATTGATCCTAACGGTACATTACTTCAATCAATTTTGAGAATGATTGTAAATATGGTAATTTGGTTTATAAGAGTATTTGCTAGAATGTTGCCTTCTTTAATTGTAACTATTATAAATTTAATAACAGAAGTATTTCCTAGAATTATACGTGATTTAATGGGGGCTTTAATTCCTGCTTTACATTCTGCTTTTCAAAATTTATCAAGAGACTTAGAAAAAGATTTTCCTTTTTTAGCAAGAATATTTGGATGGTTAGCTGCTGCTTTTGCTCCTAATAGTCCTTTATCTAAATTTTTAACTGAAACATTACCAAAAATATTTCCATTTCTTTTAATAGGATTTATGATATTTGGTGTAATTGCAAAATTAATACCTTTATTTATGGTATTGAAAGCTGTTATTCTTTTTCTTGGTGGACCAATTACTTTAATAATAGCTGGTATAATTGCTTTAGGAATTTTAATTTATACTTTTTGGGATGACATAAAAGCATTTTTTCAAAATTTATGGGGTGCTATATCAGGATTTTTTGTAGGTATTTGGGAATCAATATCTGGATTTTTTGTAAGTGTATGGACAGGTATTAGTAGTTTTTTTTCTGGAATAAGTAAAAGATTTAAAACTTTTCTAACAATAGTTGGTGCTCCTTTAATTCCTTTTATTTTATTATGGAAAGGTTTATTTAAACTTTTTGGTTCTTTTAAAAAATTTGGAGTATTAGGAACTTTTTCAAAAATATGGGATTTTATAAAAATAAAAGCAAAACTAATCTGGAAAGGAATATCTGGATTTTTTAAAGATTTATGGAAATGGATAAAATCATTACCTAAAAAAATATGGGATGCTATAACAAAAGCAGGAAGAGGGGCTGGTGGTATTTTAAATAGAGTTTTTAGTTTTTTATTTTCACCTTTTATAAGAGTAATAACAACATTAAGAAGAATTTTTGAAAGAATACTTCCACCTCTATGGAATTTAGTAAGAAGAATTTTTAGACCTCTTATAGATTTAATGTCCCCCTCTTTTACACAAATAAGAAATGTATTAAGAGATATTTGGGATTTTATAAGTAATACAATAAATAGAGGATTTCAGATAATTGTTTCAGGTATAAATGGTATAAGAGATTTCTTTTCAGCAATAGCTTATGATCCAATGGGTGTAATACTTGGTAATGCAGAAGAAAGAAGTGGATTATTTCTAATGGCAAGAGCTGCTAGATTAACTAATGCAAATATAGAACAAGTTGCTACAGGACACGCAAGAGGGGTACAAGCAAGAAATTTATTAAATTTAGGAAGTAATGCTGTTATAACATCAGATGAAGCTCAAAGAAGTGTAGGAAGAAGAGAAAGACAAATTACAGCAAGATTAAATAACTTTGAACAAAATTCAAATAGACAACATAGTCCTACAAATTCACAAAGACAAGCTGTGGGGTATTAATAAATGGCTAATATAGTAGTTTTTGAAATGATAAGATCAACAGGTATTACATCCTCTTTGGGTACTGCTTTTAGTACTCAACCCACTTCAACTTTTGAAGCACCTCTATTAGATGATGTAACAATTGAAACAAACACTCAATATTCTACATTAGCTGAATTAGTACCTTCAACATTAATGAATATATTTACACTTATGAGAAATTTAGGAACTCTTGGTGGTAGGGGTGGAGCGGGTATCGTTAATCTTCAAAATAGATTAGATTTACCAAGATGGCAAAAAACTGACCCACCTAAAGTACAAATGAAATTAGGTTTTTTTACAAAAGAAAATCCAGAAGAAGATGTATTAAATCCTGTAATTGATTTGGTAGGTTCTTCTATTTTAACATATGAAAGAAGTACAAATAGTTATATTTTACCGGGTGTTAGTTTAGCTACTAGTGTTTCAGGGCCTACTTCTGGCATAGGTGGAAGAGCAGCAAATGCAAAACTTATATCAATGGAAATACCAGGATTAATTTATATTCCTTTAGGATTAGTTGAAAGGGCAATTCCTACATGGTCAAAAGAAATAACTGAATCGGCTATTCCTTTATGGTGTCAATTAGATTTAACTATTATGGGTTTAATGCCAGCAACTACAGAAATATATACAGGAGCAAGAGATATAACAAGAGGTATTGGATTTCTTAAAGGATTACTACAAGCAGAAAAACAAGCTTCAAGATTTTTATAATGAGGTTTTTAAATGAGATTTAGTTTAATGTCTATATTAGAAGAAGATAAAGTAGAAGGAATAACTTTATATGATCCAACTACTATTGATTGGAATAGTTATGATTGGACTACAGGTTTTTATAAACACGTGGTTACAAAATTTAATAGAATAAAACCTTATATGATTTCATATGCTTATTATGGAACTGTTGTTTATGAAGATATAATTTTACTTCTTAATCATATAGAAGACCCTTTTGAATTAGAAATAGGTACAGAAATAAAAATTCCAAAATTACAACCTTTAAAAGAATGGTTAAGAGATAATAGAAAATAGATGATAAAAGACGAAATATACATTGCGGAAGTCATAAATAATGTAGATACATCAAGCGAAGGACGTGTACAGATATTTGTTAAAGAATTACATTATGGTGTAAACCCAACTTTATATCCCTGGGCAAGACAAGACAGGCCTTGGACAAGTGATATTCCTGAAATAGGAGAACTTGTATATGTATATTTTCTTGACAAAATAAATTTTAAGAAACCTTACTATCAAAATAAAATTACATTAAAAAATCTTCATGATCATGGTGTTTTTGATTCAGACATAAAATCAAATATTGATGGTTGGGCTTCAATATCACCTTTTGTAAAGTTTATTACTTTAAGTAATGGAGTAACAATAGCTATATCTAGTTCACCAGCAACACCTGAAGCTGTTATATACACCCCTTTAGGTTATTTATATATAAATCCAAATGGTGGTATAGAAATAAAAGGTACTTCTATAGATTCATTACAAAGTATGGTATTGGGTGATAATTTAAAAACATGGTTGGAAGGACATACACATGCGACACCTTCAGGTCCTTCAGGTCCACCGGATCAATTAGCAACATTAATAACAATTTTATCAAAAATAAATAAGAATAACTAATTATGAGTAAAGCAGGATTAATAACAAAACTAAAAATAATTTTTAATGATTTAACAGGTAAATCAGCAGACACAAAAGCAACGGAAATAGGAACTGATATATATGATGAAGTTACAGGTATTGTACCAATTGGGACAATTTTGGACTGGCATAAAGATTTCACAGGAACACCATCACTACCCGATAATTTTGTAGAATGTAATGGCCAGACGCTTGATGATGAGGATAGTCCGTATGATGGTCAGGTTATACCGAATTTAAACGGCGATAGCGGCGGAGCTGATCTTGATGACGGTGTAAATGATAATTTAGGAAAAACAGGAGAAATATTTTTAAAATCTGATACAACATCAGGAAAAACTGAGCTTGATAGATTCCAGGGGTGGCAATTAGGGGCAAAGGAAGACAATACAGGGGCTATGGACTATTGGGGACGAGCGGCTATTCGTGGTGAGGTTGTGCAACATAGTACAAGTGCTAATTACACATATCCACTATATCATGTTGGGATACAGGGTGATTCCCGAATGCTAATGGCGATGAATGATGGTACAAATGGAAATCCCAGAACCGGAGCAGATACAAAACCGAGAAGTTTTTCAATAGTGAAAATTATGAGGATTAAATAAATTTATAATACTAATAAATAAAAAGATAAAAAATGGTAAACAATAAAGAAAAGAGTTATATTGATATAGACCCATATGGAAGAGAATACGAAAATGGTGAACCATATTTATATTATGATAAAGACGCTATAAAAAATGCTTTAATGCAATGGTTATCTTCAAAAAAAGGTGAAATTTTATATTATCCAGATGAAGGTGGTGTAATGGACACCACTTTATTTAAAAATGCTTCTGCTTCTAATATAAATAAATTAAGATTTTCTTTAAAAAATGCTATAACAAATTATTTTGTACCACAAATTATTTTTAAAGGTATAGATGTAGTTGCTGATACTGTAAATAAAATTTTAGAAATAAGCGTTTTTTATACTGATCCAGAAACGGGTGAAGAAGATACTCTTTTAATTTATTTGAATGATATAAAAACAGTAGAACAGCAGCAATTAAAAGAAGTTCCATATGAAGGTGAAAATTTAGAAATGTTCTGTATGGTTTCAAAACCAGATATGGAAGGTAAATTGCTTATATATAATGAAGAAAAAGGTTTTTGGATATGGGGTGAACGCTATTTATTTACTACACTTTCAGAATCATCTTCAAATTTTGAAACAATATTAAGTATTTGTAATAGTTAAGATTATATAATATGTGGGAAAGAAAAAAATCAGAAAAAATAATAGAAGATTTCAATAATAGTATAAAAATATTTAATACTATTCCTAAAATTGACTACAGAATTTTATTAACAAAAGAAGAATTCAGACAATTTAAAATTATGTTGAAAGACTATGACATTGATTTCATAGAGGTATCATAATGTTATTCACATTTGAAGGTATAAAACAAGAATTTAAAGATAGATTAAAATTATTATCTGAATGGGCAAATACACTCTTCACTGGTTTTTATGAGAGAATTATTGATGCTGTAAGTTTTATTACAAAAAAACTAGTATATACAGCTGAATTTTTTTATAAAGAAGCTAATTTTTTAACAGCTACTAAATTACAATCAGTAATGCCTAAAGTAAAATTTTTGTCTTATCAACCACATAGAAAAATTGGTGCAAGTGGATATTTAGAAATAAGTGCTGATAGTACTTTTTCTTCTTCTTATGAATATACAGGTGAATCAGTAATTATAGAAAAATGGACGCAATTCACAGAAGGAAACATAAATGTATATTGTACAGAAGAAACTATTTATTATAAAGGTTCGATAGGTCCCGTAGATATTCCTGTCAGTGAAGGTATAGTTACTGATTTTGTTTATATAGCAACAGGTGAAATAAATGAAATAATTCCTGTTATATCTGATAGTATTGATAATGATAATATAGAAGTTTTTTTAGTAGATAGTAATAATGATGTAATAGAGCAAATAAATATTTGTGGAACTGATGACTTAGAAAGATATCTATATTTTATAAATGATTTAGATAATTATTATTGTGAAATAGATAATGCATATGATTTTAAATCAATAAATATAAAATTTGGAGACGGTGTAAGAAATAAAAAAATAAATGCAGGAGATAGAATTTTAATAAGATATGGTAAAACTCAAGGAGATGATGGAAATATAACAGCGTCCGGTGTATTTAATGGAACTGATATAGATTTAGAAGATGCTCTTGGAAGTTCAGTAACATTATATGTCAGAAACATAGACGAAATTAGTAATGGAAATGCAGTTGAAACTATAGAAGAAATTCAATATAATGCACCTAATCTATTTCAAAGTGGATATAGAGCAGGAAGTAAAAATGATTGGGAAATTTTGATAAATGCTACAGCAGAAGTACAAAAATCAAAAATATGGACAAATGAAGATTTAGGTGATTTAGCACAAGATGAAGATGTAAATAAAGTTTTTGTAGCAGCGGTTTCAACAGATGGTTCAGATTTAACAGCAACACAAAAAAATGAAGTAGCATTAATTTTAAAAGAATTAAAATCACCTACTGAAGTTATAGAATGGCAAGATTTAGAAATAATATTTTTATTATTTAAAATAGATGCAACAGTATCTAATCAACCATTCGGTGTAATAGACGCAGAAGTATTAGATACACTAGATGATAATTATGGTATTTTAAGTGTAGACTTTCAACAAAATATTTATAGTTCTAATTATATAAATGTAATTGATGATATAGATTACATTATTCACCATGAAACAGATTGTCTATACATGGAAAAAAATGTAAATCATACTTTATTAAATTATGAAGTAAAAGCAAGTTTAACATCAGGTGAAGCAGAAGATAAAATTTATATAGCAACAGACACAACAGAATTATGGATACATAGAAAAATATCAGGACAATGGGATGATTCTATATTAAGAGTTGGTTATGATAGTTCAGGAACAATATTAGGTGACAATGGATATACTATTACTGATTCAGATGTAAACTACACAACTAATGAGGTGTCTTATATAGTTCAAGATATTGTGGGTGATCCTGTAGCATTTGGTATACAAAATCCAGGTGAAGGTGACGATACAGGATATATACTAAGTTTAGCTTACAAAACAGTAGATGGAAATAGTGAACAATTAAATAATATAAGATTACCAAGACGTGAGTTTATTACAGATATAGATGAAGATTATATATTAACAACATATGAATATCAATAGAAGGAGAAAATAAATGCAGACACTATATATTTTATGTGGATTAATTGGGTCAGGTAAATCAACTTGGGCAAAAGAAAAAGCCAAAGAAAAAAATACAATAATTATAAATAAAGATTCAATTCGTTCTATGTTAAAAGGTGAATATTTTTATGATACAAATTATGAAAGTTTAGTTAGAAATATTGCAAAATTAACATTTATTGAATCTTTATACAATGGTTTTAATATTATAATTGATGAAACTAATTTAACTAAATCAAAAAGAAGTTATTGGATTGATGTAGGTTTAAATAAAATATTATATAATAAAATTCATAAAAATTTAAAGAAATTCAAAATAAAAGTAATTTATTTTTCAGAAAATAAAAATAATGTAAAAAATAGAATGAATAATCCTAGAAATATATCAGAAACTGAATGGAAAAAAATAAATAATGGTATGAAAAAAATTTTTGAAAAACCCACTTTAAATGAATTTTCAAAATATTCTAATATAGAATTAGAAGAAGTTAAATCATGGCAATAGACTATAAAAAATTACTTCCTTCAATATTAAGAGATACTAGATGGGGCCAGTTTATGGAAGCCTATCAAAGTATTATTGCAGATATTAAAACTGAAAAAATTGATCCTATTTTAGATCAATTCGATATTGAAAAAATGTCTGAGACTGAACTTATCAGTGCTTGTGATAGATTTGGTTTTAATTTATCTGTTTATGAAGGTTATTCATCTACAACACCTTATTACATAAAAGAGTTATTAACTATTGTTCCTAGAATTCTATATAAGAATTGTAGAAAAGGTTACTGGTGTATCTATTATGTTTTCAATCTAATAGGTGATATATATCCTGTAATGAAAAATTTTGATACTACTTTAGAACCATATACTACATGGTGGGTAGATAACGAAAATCCAGTTATATTTGAAGCCTTAGATGATGGTGATCCAAATATTTTATATTATATCTATGCTAATTTTGATACATCTTTTTCATTTGATTCAGGGTTAACTTTTGATAAAAAATTTCCTGTATATTCAAGTACACCACAGAAAAATATACCTGATACTACATTAGATGCTGATGATTTCTTAACACTTGATGGTACATCTGATATTGATTTAATTATACGATATATATTATTTTCTTTCAAATTTATGTACATAGAAAATGAAGATGAGTTTCTGAGTATATATAGTGTTAAGGCATTAGAAAATGATGTCAAACAACATAAAAGAGGTACTGAATACATAATATATGAGCCATCTTTGATAATAAATGCAAGTACCTCTGAACTTATAACTACTTATACAAGTGAAGATGGTTTATCAATAGCAACACAAAATTCAATATTAATAGGAACTGATTTAAGCGATATTTCAAAAATAAGATTTGGTACAGGTAGACATACTACAATAAATGGTTCTATAACAGATGTTCAAACATTTAGTTTTGAAATAGATTATTCAGATTTTACAGTTTTAGATAGTAATTTACTTGCTTTTAAAATGAGAAAAACTTTATATGAAAGACAAAAAATGGAAGGTTCTTTTTCAGAAATAGCAATAATCGATTCAGGAAGTAATTGTGTTTTATATAGTAAGTTTCCTACAATTCATTTTCCTGTAAATTTATTTTCAAATATTAAATTTGAAATATACATAACATGATAAATACTAATAAATAAGAGGATTATAATATATGAGTACGATCGACAGAGGCGCTGAGGTCATTGGGTTTGATTATAAACACAGGTGTAAAGGTGATGACTTTAATCAGGTTTTAAGAGGTGTCTTAACTCCCGGAATTTATGAGGGGGGTACACTTACAAAGTATGCAGCAACTACTGTTACAATAGCACCTTTTAGAGCCGTTGTAAATGTAAGTACTGATAAAGTAATTACTTTAAGAACTCAAGTTGCTTTTAACTGGATTGTAACAGAATCTAAACCTATTTTATATGTAACATATACATGGTCAGATACAATAGAAAATTGGGCTGACTTTGGTACAAGAGCTGTAACTGATTCACCTGTCACTAATGAAGTAATAATAGGTAGAGCATTATTTACAGCGGGTGAAATATCAGGATTTTCATATGAAGATAGAGAGTCCCCGCCTTCTTTAGTTGGACACGCAAGTAAGGTCATACGAGTAAAAGCAGATGAATCAGGACTTGAGCCCGATTATGATAGGGAGTATGGTGAAGAAGCTGAAATTGAATTAAACTATAATACATCCATAGAAGAAGGATTATTAGATGAAAGTACAGTAGCCATATTTCCAGCAAGCGGTGAACCCGAATGTAAATTTGAATTCATGGCAAAAGATGAAGGTTTACCTAAAACTTTTATATTTTCTTATGCAATGGAATCAGGATCAGCAGGAAATGTAAAACTTGATATGGATATTTATTTAGAAGGTAGTTTACTTGCAAGTAGAACTGAAACACTTGATCCACCTGATGACACAAGTAGAGATGTTCTTGTTTCAAGTAGTTTGTATATAAGTGCTTCTGAAATAACTACAGATGAAGATGATATAGTTATAAAATTAAGTAGAGATAATACAGTAGGTAGTAATCACCCTAGTGGATTTCAACTTATAAATTTATTTATTACATAATATAAAAGAGGATTGTTTGGAATGAAAATAAAGAATTTTTTTAAATGGATTAAATTACAAAATGGAACTGCAATAAATGAATTTTCTATTGATGGAACTTTTGCAGGAGATAGTGATGATGTAGTTCCAACTGAAAAAGCAACCAAAACATATGCTGATACAGTAGAAACAGCTGCAAATGGTTATACAGATACCCAAATAAGTACTTTGAAATCTGCAATAGAAGATAAATTACAACGAGAATTTACAATTAGAAGTGGAAAGAGTATAAGTGCTGGAGAAGTTGTTGAATGGATTGATGGGTATATTCAAAAAGGAATAGGTAACAATCAAGAAAACGGAACTGCACAAGTATTTGAAAGTGCTACTACATACACTATTTCAGCAGTAGCTTTAACATCTTCTAAAATTTTTATTGCTTATCGAGATGGTGGAAATTCGGATTATGGAACAGCAATAGTAGGAGATATTTCTGGAACAGTAATAACTTTTGGTTCTGCACAAGTATTTG